AGCACATTTTTGCGCGCGCGAGTTTTCAGCTTTTTTTCAGGGGGAATGATGGGACAGCGAGGGCCGCGACCGTTGCCGGCGAACGTGCGTGCGTTCACTGGCGCGTCGCATCGGCCGTTGCGCTCGGCGGATCTGTCGGACGGCGTGCACCCCGAAGTCGGGCTGCCGCCGATGCCGCCCGAGCTGCCGCTGCTAGCCAAGAAGGAATGGCGGCGCGTTACTCCCTTGCTGCTCCAACTAAACCTCCTCACAAAGGTCGACCGGTCGGCCATCGCACGCTACTGCGTCGCCTGGGGGGAGTGGATTCTTGCGGTGCGCGCGATGAAGGCTGCGGAGGAGGCTTGCAGAGCATCCGGGCAAAGCGCAATCGAAGCACGCTTCTACACGACGCCGACGGGATTCCAGCGCGAACACGTTCGCTCGCGCCACCTACGCGATACGGCGCACGAGCTCGAACAGGCCGAAGCGTGCTTCGGCATGAACCCCAGCGCCCGTGCTCGTGTCGTCGCGTCGCGCAACGACGCGCAATACCGGCTGCCAGGCCTGGACGACGACGACCCGCAAAGCGGCTTCGCCGAGCTCTGATGCGCGACTACCCCCAGCTTGCCGCCGACTACGTGCAGGCGGTGCGCAGCGGTGCCCGCCCTGCGTGCAAGTGGGAGCGCCTGGCCGTCGAGCGCCACGTGCGCGACCTGGCCCGCAGCGAAGCCGAAGACCCCGACTTCCCCTACGTCTTCAACCCCGAGCTGCTGCACCCCAACACCGGGAAGCCCTACCGGCCTGGCAGCCGCTTCTGCCAGTTCGCCGAACTCATGCCCCACATCAAGGGCGACTGGGCGGGCCGCGGCGAGCTGATCCGCCTCGAGCCGTGGGAAGCCTTCGCCGGCATGAGCCTGTTCGGCTGGGTCCACCGCGAAACCGGCAAGCGCCGCTTTCGCAAGGGCGACCTCTTCGTTCCGCGCAAGAACGCCAAGTCCACCCTGGCCGCGCTCGTCGGCCTCTACATGCTCAGCGCCGACGGCGAGTTCGGCGCCGAGGTCTACAGCGGCGCCACCAGCAAAGACCAGGCACTCGAAGTCTTCCGCCCCGCGCGCCTCATGGCCCAGACCATGCACGAGTACCGCGCCCGCTTCGGCGTGCTCGTCAACGTCTCCAACCTGGCCGTGCTCGACACCAACAGCAAGTTCGAGCCGCTGATCGGCAAGCCCGGCGACGGCGCCTCGCCCAGCTGCGCCATCCATGACGAGTACCACGAGCACGCCACCAGCGAACAGTACGACACCATGGCCACCGGCATGGGGGCCCGCTCCCAGCCCCTGCAGCTCGTGATCACCACCGCCGGCAGCAACATCGGCGGTCCCTGCTACACCCACCAGGTCGAGCTGCAGAAGATCCTCGAAGGCCTCGTCACCGACGACCGCCGCTGGGGCATCATCTACAGCGTCGACCCCGGCGACGACTGGACCGACCCGGCCATCCTCCTCAAGGCCAACCCCAACCTCGGCATCTCGATCGACGAAGAAAGCCTCGTCGCCGACCAGGCCGAAGCCGTGCGAGACCCGCGCAAGGCCGCCGTCTTCCGCACCAAGCGCCTCAACGTCTGGGTCAACAGCGCCCACCCCTGGCTCAACCTCGAGTCGCTGCAAAAGGGCGCCGACCCCACGCTCACGCTCGACCAGTTCCGCGGCGAGCACTGCTGGGTCGGCCTCGACCTGGCCAGCAAGACCGACATCGCCAGCAAGGCCAACGTCTTCCGCCGCGAAGTCGCCGGCGAATGGCATTACTACGTCATCACCCGCAACTGGCTGCCCGAGGCCGCGGTGCAGAAACCCGAAAACGAGCACTACCGCGCCTGGGCGCATCAGGGCCACCTCGTGCAGACGTCTGGAAACATGATCGACCTGCGCCTCATCCAGGACGACGTCGAAGCCGGCGCCGAACTCCACCTCGTGGCCGAGATCGCGATGGACGCCTGGGGCAGCCGCGAGATCGCCCCGGCCCTGCAGCAAAGCGGCTTCACCGTCGTAGACGTGCCCATGACCACCCGCCACCTGAGCGAGCCCATGAAACTCATTGCCGCCCTGGTCGACGCCGGCCGCCTGCACCACGACGGCAACCTCGCCAGCACCTGGATGTTCAGCAACGTCGAGTGCGTCGAAGACCGCAACGGCAACATCTTCCCCCGCAAGGCCAAGCCCGAGCTCAAGATCGACGCCGCCATCGCCACCATCCTGGCCATCGGCCGGGCCATGACCAACGAAGCGCCGCTCGACATCGACGCCTTCATCAGCGCCCCGGTGATCGCCTGATGGGCCTGCTCGCAACCCTCAAGAGCTGGTGGGGCCGAGGCGGCGCCCTGGCCGAGACAACCGGCACGCAATACGGTGCGCCCGGTGTCGCGCTGGTCGAAGACGCCCGCGCCATCGGCGTCGACGCCGCGCTGCAGCTCAGCACCGTGTGGGCCTGCATCGAGCGCCGCGCCAACATCGTGGCCAGCCTTCCGCTGTTCGTGTACCTCAACACCGGAGCAGGGCACAAGACGCTCGCGCGCAGCGATCGCCTCTATCAACTGCTGCACGACAGCCCGAACAGCCGCATGACGCCGTTCGAGTTCTGGCGCGCCATGATGATGAACCACGACCTGCGCGGCAACGCCTACGCCCGCGTCGATCGTGACGCGCGCGGTGAAGCCCTTGCGCTGTGGCCCATGCCCGCCGACCAGGTCGAGCCCATCGTGCTCGACGACGGCAGCATGGTCTACACCTACACCATCGGCAACGACGTCGCCGTGCTCGCTGCCGAAAGCGTGCTGCACCTCAAGAACCTCGGCAACGGCACCGTCGGCCTGGCCAAGCTCGAGTTCATGCGCGCCACCACCGACGAAGCCACCAAGGCCCAGTCCAGCGCCAGCAAGGTCTTCGGCAGCGGCGGCAAGCCCACCGGCATCCTCATGCTCGACCGCGTGCTCAAGCCCGAGCAGCGCGCGGCGCTCACCACCCGTTTCGCCGAGATGGCCTCCGGCAGCACAGCGCGGCTGTTCGTGCTCGAGGCCGACATGAAGTACGAGCAGCTCAGCATGAGCCCCGAGGACCAGCAGCTGCTCGAAACCCGCCAGTTCACCGTTGAGGAGCTGTGCCGTTGGTATGACGTGCCGCCCGTGCTCGTGCACCACAGCAACGTCACCACCTGGGGCAGCGGCGTCGAGCAGATCGTCGAGGGCTTCTACAAGCTCACCGTGCGCCCGCTGCTCGTCAACTTGGAGCAGGCCGTGCGGAAGCGCGTCATGACTCCAGGCCAGCGCGCCTCCATGGTCGTCGAATTCCACCTCGACGCCCTGCTGCGCGCCAGCGCCAAAGACCGCGCCGAGCTCTACGCCAAGTACGTGCAGAACGGCCTGAAGACCCGCAACGAGTGCCGCCAGCTCGAAAACGACCCGCCCGACCCGTCCGCGCTGGCCAGCCAGCTCACCGTGCAATCCAACCTCGTGCCGCTGCAGATGCTCGGCCAGGTGCAACCTACCGGAGGCCGCAATGCTCCTGCGCAAGACCCTGTCGCTCAGTGAAGTCGAACTCAAGGTCGAGGGCGACACGGGCCGCTTCGCCGGCTACGCCAGCGTCTTCGGCGGCGTGCACAGCTCCGGCGACATCATCGTCAAGGGCGCGTTCGACTACACCCTGCGCACCCACGGCAAACCCAAGATGTTCCTCGAGCACGCCTGGGCCAGCATGTTCGCCAGCGGCGCCGGCGCCCTGCCCATCGGCAAGTACCTCGTCGCCAAGGAAGACGACCACGGCCTTTATGTCGAAGGCGAGTTCACGCCCGGCATGAGCCTGTCCAGCGAAGTGCGTGCCGCCATGAAGCACGGCACGCTCGACGGTCTGAGCGTCGGCGGCTTCATCAAGAAGGGCGACTACGACGAAACCGACAGCGGGCGCGTCATCCGCCGCTGGACGCGGCTCGTCGAAGTCTCCCCGGTCGTCTTCCCCGATGACGGCGCCGCGCGCGTCGAAGCGGCCAGCGTCAAGTCTGCCGACCTCCTCGAAGCCATCGAAGAGATCGCCACCATCCGAGAACTCGAGCGCTTCCTGCGGGATGCAGGCGGCCTCACCAAAGGGGCCGCCACCGCGCTGGTGGCCCGCGCCAAGACCGTGCTGAGCGTCGAGGGGGAGCCCGACACCGGCAGCGTCGAAGCGAAAACGCTGAAGGAGTTGCACGCACGCCTGCAAGCGTTCGGCAACGCCATCCCGGCCTGACCGCGCATCCCGCACCCCCATTCACCACAGGAAAGCCAATCACCATGACCACCAACACCGCCCCCGAATTCACCGCCATCATGAAGGCGATGGACAACATCGAAGCCAAGCTCAAGGGCCTGAGCGACAAGGCCGATGGCCAGGTCGCCACCCTCGGCAAGGTCGACGCCGACACCAAGAGCGCGCTCGAAGCCGTCGGCAAGGAGCAGCGCGCCCTGGCCGACCGCATGCTCCTGCTCGAGCAGAAGGGCGGCGCGCCCGCCAACGAACAGCCCGCCAACGAAACCTGGGGCTCCCAGCTCGTCAAGGCCGACTCCTACAAGGCCTTCCTGGGCGGCGGCCAGCAACGCTGCCGCGTCGAGGTGAAGAACACCCTCACCGGTGACGACACCAACGTTGCCCCCGATCGCCGCGCCGGCATCGTGCCGGGTGCGTCCAACGTGCTCACCATCGAGTCGCTGTATGCGCACGTGCCAACGTCCAGCAACGCGATCGAGTACACCAAGGAAGCCTCGTTCACCAACTCGGCAGCGGAAGCGGCCGAGGGTGCCGCCAAGGCCGAATCGGCGCTCACCTGGTCGCTGGTCAACATGCCCATCAGCACGGTGGCGCACTGGATCAAGATCAGCCGCCAGCTCGCCGCCGACAACCGTGCCCTGGCTGCCTACGTCGACAACCGCATGCGCTACGGCGTGCAGCGCCGCGTCGAGACCCAGCTCGTCAACGGCAACGGCACCGCGCCCAACATCAGCGGCTTCCTCGACTCCGGCAACTTCACCGCGCACGGCTACGCCGACGCCGCGCTGGGTTCCACGCTCAAGAAGCTGGTGCTGATTCGCAAGATCATTGCCGACCTCGAGAACGCGGGCTACAGCGCCGGCGCCATCGTGCTCAACCCGGCCGACTGGGCCACCATCGAGATTGACCTGCTCACGAGCACCAGCAATGCGGTGCGCGTGGCATACGACGCCGCTGGCAACCCCATGCTGTGGGGCGTGCGCGTCGTCAAGTCGGTAGGCCAGACGGCCGATATCGTCTCCGTCGGAGACTTTGCCGCCCACGGCACGATCTACGAGCGCGAAGGCGTCACGGTGGATATGTCCGAATCCGATTCGGACAACTTCACTAAGAACCTGATCACGCTGCGTGCCGAGCGCCGCCTGGCGCTCACCAGCGAAGTGCCCGCGGCCATCCGCTCGGGCGACCTGACGCCGGCCTAAGTGCAAGGGGTCGCGGCAACGCGGCCCCAACCCACCATGCGCATCAGGTTCACCAGGCAGGGATCCAACTCTGCCCTCGGCGGCTTCAAGGCCGGCGACATCTTTGTCTGCGGCGATGCCCTGGGCCGCCACCTGGTCGAAGAAGCCAAGGTCGCCGAGTACCTGCCGCCGCCAGCGCCTGCCAGCGCGGCCAACGAACCGACCCCCACCCCGCGCGCGCCCGCCACGGCACCCGGCAAGCGCAAAGCCAAGTAACGGAGGGCCACCATGGCCAACATCGTCTTCAACATCGCCAAAGGCCGCGTCGTCGAGTACTACAACCGCGTCAAGTCAAACGACCCGACCAACGCCGCGCTGATCCTCGTGCCCATCGAGACCAGCGGCCTCGAGGCCGACGCCACGCTGATCGACGTCGACACGCTCTCGGCGCTCATCGCCGGCACCACCAACGAGCAGACCACGATGGGCCGCAAGACCCTGACGGATGCCGACCTGGCCGCGCTGCCCGCGCCCGACGACGGCAACGACCGCTACGACGTCAGCCTGCCCACCGTCACCTGGACGGCCGCCACCGGCAACGCCATCAGCAAGATCGCCGTCTGCTACGACAGCGACACCACCGGCGGTACCGACGCCAACATCATCCCGCTGACCATGTTCGACTTCGCGCAGACCCCGAGCGGCGCCGACATCCAGATGACCACCGGCGTCTTTTTCCGCGCAGCCTGATCATGCTCACCCAATCACAGCTGCAAACCCTGAAGGCCGCGATTCTCGCGGACCCGCAACTGGCGGCGTTCCCTGCGAACTCGGATGGGGCGTATGCAATCGCGCTGTTGCTCAACGCTCCATCCGCTACTGTAGTGTGGAAGACCTCAGTGCCGCGCAACGAGGTTGGGAAGGCTTTCGTGGCAACGGCGCTGGCTGCTATCACCGCAGGAAACAACGACAAGCTCAACAACTTCGCGGCTTGGAACGACGTCGTCAATCCATCGCGCCTTGACCAGCGGCAGTTCTTCGACGATGTGTTCTCGGTGGCGGCAGGGGCATCCACTCGCGCCGCACTGTTGGCGCTGTGGAAGCGCGCTGCGACAAAGCTGGAGGCTCTTTTTGCCACCGGCACAGGCACGGACGGCAGCCCCGCCACGCTCGTCGTGGAGGGAGCAATCGGGTATCAGGAAGTGGAAGCCGCCCGCGCGCTTCCATAGCAGGCCCACGACATGGCAACCATCACCATCAATTACGGCGCTGACGCCGCGTTCACCCAGACGAACCTCGACGGTATTGCCTCGTCGGCGACCTGGGTCTCCGGCTGGACTTCTGCGGCCATCGACAACGCGACGTCAGTGAAGGCCATGGACTACATGGTCCAGGGGCAGTTCCAGGTGGAGTCCGCCGGCATTTCCGCTGGCGTCATCAACGTCTATGCCTACGCGGCGCTGAACGATACGCCGACGTGGCCCGATCTATTCTCCGCCGGCACTGAGGGAACCGAGGGCACGGCCACGCTGCACGACACCAATATTCGTGACCAACTGCGGCTGGTGGCGTCGATCGCCACCGACACAACGGCAAGCCAGAACTACTCGTTCATGCCTGTAAGCATTGCCAGCTTGTTCGGCGGTGTCGTGCCGTCGCACTGGGCGCTCTTTGTGGCGCAAAGCACAGGCGCAGCGCTCGAAACGACCGGCGATCCAAACCAGATCTACTACCAGCCGATCAAGTTCGATTCTGCGTAAGGAAAATCGGTGGGTCTGATTTTCCCAAGGCGGTTTACTAGCCAGCCGCCGCCATTCACGCGCCGCAACCCTTCGCAGGAGGGCCTGACAGCGCTCGTGCTCCCCGGCGGTAGCGCAGCAGTTGACGTGGTATCCGGGAACAGGGCTACGCCAGTTGGAAGCGCCACCACGATAGCCGGTCTAGGCGGTGTCGTTGCAGAGCATCAGTACTCCCCGGCTAAATACTGGACTCTGCCATCGTCGCCTGGAAACAACCTTGCGGGTGCGTTTTCGATAGTTTGGTATGGGCGAGTAACCGACAACGGCGCTCGCACCTTCGTCGCCAAAGGCAATAGCATTTCGAGCGCCACGCCATACGTGTGTGGCACCAGCGGCGGCAACAACCTAATCATTAACCGCGGAGGCGCGGGTGACTATCAGGTCTTTACAGGGTCGGTCGCCACAGTGCCGTCCTCCGGCATGGCGTTCATCGTCTGGACGCAAGACGGTGTCACCGGGACAGGGAAGAACGCGCGCGGTTTCTGCAATGGAGTGTTCGACACGCTGACTGGCGGAGGGATGGCAGATGCAACTGCCACGCAAAACGCGAGCAATGTCACCCTCGGAGCTACTCTATCGGGAGGTGGCACTCTCGGAGGCGGGCCACTCGTCGTTGCGTTCTACAACCGCGTACTCTCCGACTCGGAAATTGTCGCCCTGTATCGCAGCCCGTGGCAGCTTTTTCAAGAGCAGCGCGGGATATTGGTGCCGTCTGCTACTGGTGGCGCGTCGCTGCCGGTCGGCCTGGCCACCGAGACCGACACCGCGCTGCCCCTCGCGTCCGCACGGCCTGCAGGGCTCGCGGCCGAGGCCAATGCAGCGCTTGCACTCGTCGGTGCGCAAGTCCGCTCCGTCGGCCTGGCCGCAGAAACCGACGCAGCGCTTGCGCTCTCAGTTGCGCGGCCTGCCGGTCTATCGACGGAGACAGACGCGGCGCTCGCCGCTGCGGGCGTGCAGCTGCGCACCACCGGCCTGTCCACGGAGACAGACGCCGCGATCTCACTCGCTGCAGTGCAGATCCGCGCGGTCGGCCTGGCCAGCGAGACCGACACCGCGCTGGCTCTCAGCGCTGGCGCCTCCAGCGCCGTCGGCCTGGCGGCCGAAACCAACACTGCGCTCCCCCTCGGCGCTGCCCGCCCCACAGGTCTGGCGGCCGAAACCGACGCCGCGCTCGCCGCCTCAGGCGTGCAACTGCGCGCCGCTGGTCTCGCGACTGAGACCGACGCAGCTCTTGCCTTGCCGGCCGCGCAAGCCAGGGCCACGGGGTTGGCCAGCGAGACAGACACCGCTTTCGCCCTCAGCCTCGGGGCCACTGGGTCCGCCGGCCTGGCGGCGGAGACAGACACCGCTTTTGCACTCGCGGCTCGGCAGATCCAGGCCACCGGCCTCGCCACCGAAACCGACGCAGCCCTCGCGCTCGGCATCGTCGTTGCGCGGCCGGTAGGCCTCGCCATCGAGGTCGACGCAGCCTTTGCTCTCGCCGCAGTCGGCCAGCGCATGGTCGGCCGCGCTGACGAAACCGACACCGCCGTCGCCCTCTTCACCCCTGGCGCCATACCTGCTGGCCTGGCCAGCGAGACCGACGTGGCGCTCGCCCTGCTCGGCCAGCAAAACGGCCGCGGCTGGCGTGCCGATCGGTCGCTCCAGGGCAGCGCGCGCAGTCAACAGGCATCAAGCCGCGTGCGAAGGAACTGACCCCCATGAGCTTCAAGCTGATCACCGCCCCCGCCGAAGAGCCCGTCACCCTGGCCGAGGCCAAGGCGCAATGCAAGGTCGAACACAGCGACGACGACGCGCTCCTCGCCATCTTCATCCAGAGCGCCCGCGAGGCAGCCGAGCACATCACCGGCCGCGCCTTCATCACCCAGACCTGGGAGCTCGTGCTCGACGCCTTCCCCGCTGCCGAGATCGAGCTGCAAAAGCCCTACGTCCAGAGCATCACCTCCGTCAAGTACCTCGACGTCAACGGAGCCGAACAGACCATATCGTCCGTCAACTACGCGCTCGACGCTGACACGTCCCCCGGCTGGGTCTTGCCCGCCGTCGACTACGTCTGGCCCGACACGCAAGACGCCGCCAACACCGTGCGCGTGCGCTTTGTCGCCGGCTACGGCGCTGCAGCCGCCGTGCCCGCACGGGTCAAGCGCTGGATGCTCATGCAGATCGCCGCCGCCTACCGCAACCGCGAAGCCTTCGCCACCGGCATCACCGCCACCGACCTGCCCAACCGCTTCGTCGACGCCCTGCTCGACGGCGAGCGCACCTACCTCTAGCCATGCTCAACGCCGGCCGCCTCGATCGCCGCCTCGACCTACAGCAGCGCACCATCACGCGCGACGCTGCCGGCGGCGAGGTCGTCTCGTGGGTTGCGCTGGCCACCGTCTGGGCCGCCAAGCGCGACATCACCGGCCGCGACCGCCTGCGTGCAGACGCCAAGACGGCCGAATCGTCCACCGCATTCACCATCCGCTACCGCGCCGATCTGGCCGTCACCGACCGCGTGGTCTACGCCGGCACGCCTTACAACATCCAGCACCTTGCCGAGCTCGGCCACAAAGAGGGCCTCGAAATCCTCTGCAAGCTGCCCGGTGATCAAGCCTGACCCTGCCATGTCCGCCTTCGTCACCGCCAAGCTCGAGGGCGACCTCGGCGCCATGCTCGACCGCTTCTCCGCCAAGGTCACCGAGCCCGTGCTCTTCAGCGGCGCCGCCGCCATGGCCCGCGTCGTCTATGCCGAAGTGCTCGTCAACACCCAGCCGCCCAAGCTCGGCATCAAGACCGGCAACCTGCACGCCTCCATCTACTGGGCCAAGGACGCCAAGACCATCACGCCCACCCGCAAGGTCTACAACGTGAGCTGGAACAAGTCCAAGGCCCCGCACGGCCACCTGCTCGAGTACGGCACCTCGCGCGCGCCCGCCCACCCCTTCATGCGGCCTTCGGCGTCGGCCATCCCGTCGGCCATCAAGGCCGGCCTCGCGCGCATGCAAGAGCGCCTGGCTGAAGTCACCCAGGGCGCCCCCGACGCCGACGAGACAGCATGACCGTCGAAGCCGATCTTTACACCTGCCTGCAGGGCTTGGTGGGCGGGCGCGTCTACCCAGACGTCGCGCCGCAGCCTGTCGCGAAGCCCTACATCACCTTCCAGCAGGTCGGCGGCCAGGCCATCGCCTTCCTGGAGAGCGCGGTCGTCGGCAAGCGCAACGGCCGTTTCCAGGTCAACGTCTGGGGCGTCACCCGCATGGAGGCCGCCGCCACCATGCGCGCCGCCGAAGACGCGCTCGTCGTCAACACCACCCTGCGCGCCATCCCCGGCGGCGCCCCTGTCTCCACCTACGAACCGGAGACCGGCCTCTACGGCGCCCGCCAAGACTTCTCCATCTGGTTCGTCAACTGAGCAGCTTCTAGCCGCCCGTCTTGGGCACCACGTCAGGCCGCCACCGAGCGGCCTTCTTCATTTCCGAAAGGGCCATCATGTCCGTCTCTCTCCCCAACGGTTCCACCGTCTTCCTTGGCTCGTCGGTCGGCTCCGCGCTCACCGTCACCGCCGCCACCAACGCCAACCCCTGCGTCATGACGAGCACGGCGCACGGCCTGTCCAACGGCGACTACGTCATCGTCACCAGCGGCTGGTCGCGTCTGAACAACAAGCTGCTGCGGGTCGCCAACGTCACCGCCAACACCTTCGAGCTCGAGGGCTACGACACGTCCAGCACGTCGATCTACCCCGCCAGCTCCGGCACCGGCTCGGTCAAGGAAGTCACCGCCTTTACCCAGATCACCCAGATCCTGGGCAGCAACTCCGAAGGCGGCCAGCAGCAGTTCCTCGAGTACCAGTTCCTCGAGTCCGACGCCAAGACCAAGATCCCCACCAGCAAGACCGCCGGCGGCTGGACGCTTCAGGTCGGCGACGATCCCACGCTGGCCGGCTACATCGCCCTGTCCGCGGCGAACGACGACCGCGTGGCCCGCGCCATCCGCATCAACCTGGCCAACGGCAGCAAGCTCTGCTACTACGGCTACTGCTCGCTCAACAAGACGCCCACCCTCACGGTCGACCAGTTGATGGCCTGCGAAGCCACGGTCTCCTTCCTCAACGAAGCCGTGCGCTACGCCACCTGAGCCCATGCTCAAGCTCAAGCCCGATCCCACCTTCCGCGCCAAGGTCGACATCCCGGTGGCCGGCGGCGACGCCGTGCCCGTCGAGTTCGAGTTCCGTCACAAGACGCTCGACCAGCTGCAAGCCTGGCTGCGCACCCCGCAGCCCGACGACGTGCAGGGCATCCTCGACATCGCGGTCGGCTGGGAGCTGGCCGAGCCGCTCAACGCGGAGAGCGTGGCCCTGCTGGTGCAGAACCATATCGGGTGCGCCGGGCTCATCGCCCGGCGCTACGCCGACGAGCTGACGAAGGCCCGACTGGGAAACTGAAGCGGGCCGCTCGCCAGCTCTTCACCAAGGCGCCCACCGAGGCCGAAGCGGCTGCGGTGGGCCTCACCCTGGAAGAGGCCAGCGGCCCGCCCTTCGAGGTGTGGCCCGACAACTGGGCCTCCGTGCTGGTGTTCGAGTCCATGGGAACCCAGTGGCGCACCGGGCCCGGCGGCATCGTCGGGCTTGACTACACGCCTTTGCCCGCCGTCATGCGCTGGCGCGGCGTTCCGCGCAAGCAACGTGCGCAGGTCTTCGATGACGTCCGTGTCATGGAAGACGCTGCGCTCATCTTCATTCGACAGGAGTCCAAGCGATGACCGACGTGATCGGCCGTGGCGTCATCCAGGTCGCCGCCGACAGCACCGAGCTCAAGGCCGGCATCGAGGAAGCCAAGCGCTCCGTCAAGACCCTGGGCGCCGAGATCGGCACCTCCGTCGCTGCCGGCAGCCAGCGTGCCGAGACCGCCGTCAAGGCCATCGGCGCCGCCGTGGGCGACTCCCTGGGAGGCGGTGCCGCCAAGGCCCAGCGCTCCATCGAGGCCTACGTCAAGAGCGTCGAGCTGTCGGCCAGCAACATCGGCAAGACCTTCCGCGAGCAAAAGCTCGCCGAGCTCTCCTCCCGCGGCGCCACCACAGACCAGCTGGCCCGGGCCAGCGCCGCGCTGCAGACCGTCGAGTCTTTCAAGGCCCAGCAGCGTGAAGCACGCCTGGCCGGCGAGGCCGCCCGCGCCGCCACCGCCGTGGCCACGGCCGGCATGCTCAACCAGGCCACCGCCACCAAGCTCACCGCCTTCCAGCAGCAGCAGCTCGGCTTCCAGCTCAACGACTTCTTCGTCCAGATCGCCAGCGGCCAGAGCCCCTTGACGGCCTTCGTGCAGCAGGGCTCGCAACTCTCCGGCACCTTCGGCGGCATGCGCAACGCCTTTGCCGCGGTGCTGTCCACGCTCACGCCGCTGCGTGTGGCCCTGGCCGGCGCGGCCGGCGCGCTGGCCGGCATCGGCTTCGCGTTCTTCGAGGGCAAGGGCCAGTCGGCCGAGTTCGACAAGGCCCTGCAGCTCACCGGCAACTTCGCCGGCCAGACCGAGGGCCAGTTTAACGATCTCACGCGCGCCGTCAGCAAGGCCAGCGGCGAGACGGTGGGCAACGTGCGCGAGATCGGCCAGGCCCTCCTGTCCACCGGCCAGATCGGCCCGCAGGTCTTCGCCCAGGCCACAGCCGCCGCCACCGGCTACGCCAAGGCCACTGGCAAGACAGCCGAAGAAGTGGCCAAAGACTTCGCCTCTATGGCGCAGTCCCCCGCCAAGTTCGCCGCCGAGGCCAACCGCCAGCTCAACTTCATCACCGTCGCGCAGTACGCAAGCATCAAGGCATTCGAAGACGCCGGCCGCGCGGCCGACGCGCAAGGCGTCGTGTTCGACGCGCTCAACCGGCGCTTCCCCACCGTCACGCAGAACCTCGGCTACCTCGAGAAGTCACTGCTCGTGGCCAAGAGCGCCTGGTCGAGCTTCTGGGACTCTGCGCTCGACGTCGGCCGCACCGAGACCATCGACCAGAAGATCGCCAAGACCCAGGCCGCCATCGACGCCATCAAGCCGCGCGAGGTGGCAGAGACGGGTGGCGGCGCCGGCCTGGTGGCGCAGTCCCCGGGGCGTCGGCGCAGCACGCAGGCGGCGCTGCTGGCAGAACTGCAAGGCACGCAGACCGACCAGTTCAAGCGCATCTTGCGCGAGCAGGAGAACGCCTTCTCGCAGGCGCAGAAAGACTCCGTCGAAAAGGCCGGCATCGCCGCCGTCGACTTCAAGGCCAAGGCGCTCGAGGCCGCCAAGTCGGTCGGCGCGCTCAACAAGGAGTTGGCCGAGAACAAGCGCCAGTTCGACGCCGCCGCCGCGGCGGGCGTGCCATTCAGCGAGGCCGAAAAGAAAGTCATCGACGAAGCCACGCGCCGCAAGTTCGCCGACACCAAGGGCCTGGGCGACGCCGCGGCCGAGCGCCGTGCGCTGCTGCAGTCCGACCTCAAGTCCGTGCAGGACATCCTGGCCCAGCAGCTCGACGCCTTCACCCGCGCCGGCTCGCTGCTCGAAGCCGCGCGCGGTGCGCAGCTGCTGAGCGAGACCGACTACTTCAACGCCAAGCGCGCCCTGGCGCAGGGCGAGGCCGATGCCGAGGAGAAGATCCTCATCGACCAGATCGCCCGCCTCGAGGTCGAGGCCGCCGACACCGCCACCAAGCAGAAAGACCGGATCGACCTCTTGAGGCAGGCGTCTGCACTCGAAGCCCGGCTCGCCGGGGTGCGCGCCGACGCGGCGGTCAAGACCACCGTGCTCGACATCCAGGAGGCCGACTCTCGCAAGAAGGTGGCGCTGGCGATCGACGAGCAGCGCCGCTCGCTCGACGCCTACCTGCAGTCCCTGCGCGAGTCCTTCGCGCTCGAGGCTGCCCTCGTCGGGAGGGGTGACCGCCAGGCCGCCGAAACCCGGCAGCGCCAGCAGATCGAAGACAAGTTCCGCCAACAGGAAGAAGAGGTGCGCCGCCGCGAGCGCGCCGGCCAGCTGCCGGCCGAGCAGGCCGAGCGCGAGGTGGCCGCCATTGCCGCCGCCAAGCGCCGCGAGTTGGAGATCGTGCGCGCTGGCAATGCCGCCATCCTGAACGCCCAGGCCGACTGGACCAACGGCATGACCCGCGCGCTGGAAGACTACGTCACCCAGGCGCAAGACATCGCCGGCCAGATGGAAAAGGCCTTTGGCAACGCCTTCCAGGGCATGGAAGACGCGCTGGTCAAGTTCGTCCTCACCGGCAAGCTCGATTTCAAGTCGCTCGCCGACTCCATCGTCGCCGACATCACCCGCATCATCATCAAGGAGCAGCTCAGCAAGATCCTGCGGGGCCTGGGCGGCGGCGACATCCTGGGCAGCCTGTTCGGCAGCCTCTTCGGCGGCGGTGGCTCCGCGCTCGGCTTCTCCAACGCTGCCGGCATCTCCGGCGGGCGCGCGATCGGCGGGCCCGTCTCGGCCGGCCGCCTGTACCCCATCAACGAGAAGGGCCAGCCCGAGATCCTCAGCACCGGCGGGCGCGACTACCTGCTCATGGGCAACCAGTCTGGCCAGGTCAAACCACCCGTCGGGCGCGACGCGGGTGATCGCAGCATCGTCATGCAGCTCACCCAGCACTTCGCCGCCGGCACCACGCGGCAGACGGCCGAGCAAGCCGCCCGCGCGGCCTCGCGCGAGATGCAGCGCGCCATGGCGCGGGGGACGGCGTAATGGCCTTCCTCGAGCAGCAGATCAGCCCGCGCATCACGGCAGAGACCGTGTTCGAGGTCGAGCACCCGTCGCGCCTGAAGCTGTATGACGGCGTCGGCGCGCTGGAAGGCCAGGTCTTCGGCAACGCCGCGCCCCGCCACCGCGTCAACCTCGGGCTCGGCGTGCGCAGCCAGGCCGACTTCCAGCAGCTCGTCGACGCCTTCTACATCGTCATGTTCACGCCCTACGAGGGCCTGCGTGTGAAGAACTGGCAGGACTACCAGGCCACCGCCACCAACTCGGCCGTGGCGTCGCTGGGCGGCGGCACCTGGCAGCTCCAACGCAAGCACACGTTCGGCGCCGTCACGCTGCTGCGCGACATCACCAAGCCGGTGAACAACGGCGCGCTGCAGGTGTTCGACGCCGGTGGCACGCTACTCACCGCCACCGTCAGCTACACCGCCGGCACCTTCACCGTGGTGTCTGGCACGCCGTCCTACTGGACGGGCGAGTTCGACCTGCCCATGACCTTCGCCGACAACGCCTGGTCCGCCAAGCTCGAGGTCAGCACGCAGAACCTCCACCTGGTCAACGATCCCATCATGATGGAAGAGGTGCGCGTGTGAAGACGCTCGCAGGCGGCATGTCCACCATGGCGGCCGGCCGGGCCCGCACCCTGGCCTGGACCGTCCAGTTCACCCGCCGCGACGCGCAGGTCTTCCGTTTCGTCAGCGCCAGCCGAGACCTCACGGTGGGTGGCAACCTCTACACCGCCGCGCCCGGTTTCAGCGTCTCGTCGCTCACCTGCACCGCCGGCTTCGAGGTCGATACCGCCAAGCTCACGATCCTGACCAACGACGACATGGTCAAGGCCGACTTCCTCACCGGCCGCTGGGACGGCTGCCGCGTCGACTTCAACCAGGCCGACTGGGCCACCCCCGCCAACGGCTTCATCCCTTGGCCGTTCTATCGCGTGTCCGACGTGCAGCCCATCGACGGCGGCTTCGAGCTCGAGCTGCGCGACGGCCGGCAACTCTGGCGGCGCGACTACACCTTGAGCACCGGCAAGACCTGCCGCAACCGCCTGGGCGACGCGCGCTGCGGCGTCAACCTGGCCACGTTCAGCTTCGCCTTCACCGTCAGCGCCGTGGCCAGCCGCGCGCAGTTCACCGCCGCCGCGCTCGCCCAGGCCGACGACTACTTCTCCGAGGGCTACCTCGTGTTCAGCTCCGGCTTCTACGCCGGCCTGAAGATCATGATCCTCGACCACGACGCCGGCGGCATCATCAAGCTCGGCGAGTCGCTCATCGAAGACGTGGTCATCGGCGCCACGGGCACCATCACCGCCGGGTGCCTCAAGCGCATCGAAGACTGCGCCACCAAGTTCTCGAACATTCTCAACATGCGCGCGCCCGGCCTGCACGCCGGCACCGCGGCCGAGCTGGTGGGCGCATGAACACGCCCGCCCCCGTCGCGCGCGCCGCCTTCGTGGCCACGGTCGAGTCCTTCGTCGGCACGCCCTACGTGCACCAAGGCCGGGTGCCCGGCCCCAACGGCGGCATGGATTGCCCGGCGCCCATCATCCTGGCCGCCCGCGCGCACGGCATCGTGCCCGAGTGCTTCGACGTCACGGGCTACACGCGCGAGCCCGACGGCATCCAGCTTCAGGCCTGGTGCGAACGCTACATGCTGCCCGTGGCCGCAGGCGTGCCGCTGCAGGCCGGTGACGTGCTGCTGTGCGCCTTCGGCCAGCACGCGCCGCGCCACCTGGGCGTGCTCGTCGATCCCACGCCCAGCCGCATGTACTGGGTGCACGCCGAGGGCTGGGCGCACAAGCGTGTGATGCGATCGCGCCTGATGTTCGGCACGCGCGCCATGCGCCTGGTGGCGGCGTATTCGATTCCGAGGCTGGCATGAGCTTCCAGTTGCTCGGCCAGGTCATCGGCGCCAGTTTCGGGCCGTTCGGCGCCATCGTCGGCACGCTCATCGGCGGCGAGATCGACCGCGCCATCGCGCCGGGGCCAGACCCAGGCGACCTGGCCGCCCCCAGCATCGCACTCGGCACCCGCCTGCCCCGCGTGTACGGCACCGTCCGCGTCCCCCTGCACCCGGTGTCCTGGTCCGCCTACCGCGCCACCGAAGAGGGCGGCAAGGGCAGCCAGCCCACCGGCTTCAGCTACTCGCTCGACATGCTGGGCGCCGTGGCCGACGGCACCAACGTCCAGGCCGTCACGCGCGTGTGGGTCAACAAGAAGCTGTCCGACACGCGCCACGCATCCAGTGGCCTGCTCGCTCTGGCCCGCGCCGTGGTCTCGCCCGAGTGGTGCACGAGCTGGACGCTGTTCCCCGGCGGCCCGGCGCAGACCCCGCCGCCGCTGTACGAAGACCGCGTCGGCACCGCCAACGCGCCGGCCCAGCGCGGCTACTGCACGCTCGAGATCGCCGACCTCAAGTGCGGCGGCGCCAAGGCCCCGCCCGCCATCGAGGTCGAGCTCGCCACCGCCGGCACCTGGGGCACGCTGGCCAACATCCTGCTCGACGCGCCGTTCGACGCCAGCTACGACGACACCAAGACCCCGGTCTGCACCACCACGCTGTTCAACTCCGCTCGCCTGTCGCTGTCGGGCGGGGCGCTCGTCAGCACGCCCAGCGGCAGCTCGGGCGGTGCCATCAACTGGGCCGAGCCCGCGGCCCCGGACGACAAGTTCCATGACCTGCCCGCCGGCGGCACCACCACCATCTACTGCCAGGCCACCTACACCAGCACCACGGGCACCGGCACGGGCGACGCTCACGGCATCATCGGCGCCGTCGGCGTGGGCTACGACAACGCGCGCATCCTCTGGCGCATGGTCGGCGGCGTGGTCAAGCTGCTGTGCGACATCACCTACAGCGGCGGCGGCGGCAGCAGCGTCGAGGCGTCGGTTCCAGTCTCCGGCACCACCTTTGCCAACGACGAGTACCGCATCACGTATGACCGCGCGCTGAACCAGATCCGCTTCTACTGCGCCGACACGCTGCTGGCCACGGAAAGCCGCACGCTGGGCACCTTCATCGGCACCATCAGCCTGCTGCAGTCGTCCGTGCCCACGGCCGACTGCGTTCGCGGCGCCACCGTCCAGCGCGTGCTTGTGTACAACGGCGACTTCCCGGTCGACGTGGACACCTTCGCGCCGGCCGAGGTCACGCTGGCCAGCATCATCACCGCCGAGCTGTCCCTCGACGAAACCTTCGACCCGGCCGACGTCGACGTCACCGCCATCGCCGACATCATGGTCACCGGCTACGTGGCCGCCGGCGACGCCAACACCACCATCGCCGAGCTGTGCTCCATGTTCTTCGTCGACGTGGTGCCCGGCACGCCCATCAAGTTCGTCAAGCGCGGACTGGCGTCGGTGGCCACCATCGCCAACGCCGACACCGGCGTGGCCGTAGGGCAGCCCGGCCAGCGCTTCGCGGGCCTGAAGCGCGAGAACGCCGACGAAACCCCCGCCATCGCCGCCGTGCGCTTCCCGCTCCTGGAGCGCGACCACGAAGCCGGCTACGAGCGCGGCGACCGCAACAGCGCCGAGAGCGACGACGAGCGACGCATCGACACGCGCGTGGTCATGAGCGCCGCCCAGGCCAAGGGCAGGGCGCTCGCCTTCACCCTGCTCGACCGTGCGCGCCGCCACAAGGCCGCCTTCGCGCTGTCCGACCAGTACGCCGCGCTCGAGCCCGGCGACGCCTACAGCGTGGTCGACAACGACGGCAACACCGCGCGCCTGAACGCCCGCCGCATGAGCTACGCCGACGGCGTGAAACAGATCGAGTGGGAGCTCGACGACGTCACCGCCCTGGTGCAGACGGGCATCACCAGCAGCGCCTACACCCCGGCGTATGACCCGGCCGCGCCCGCCGAGGTGACGCTGCTGCTGCTCGACATCCCCCTCCTGCGCGACGCCGACAACAGCTACGGCCTGTACGCCTGCTGCACCGCCACCGGCGACTGGCAGGGTGCAGACGTCTACAAGAGCGCCGACGACCTCAGCTACACCAAGGTCGACCGCCTCGCCCACCGCGCCACCGCCGGCGTCACCAGCGGTGCGCTCGGCGCCTTCACCGGCTGGGCGTGGGACGACACCAACACCCTCACCGTCACGCTCGACGCCGGCGCCGGCAGCACGTTGGCCACCGCCAGCAAGGCCGCCGTGGAGGCCGACGCCACGCTCAACGTGGCCGCCATCGGCGCGCATGGGCGCTGGGAGATCGTGCGCTTCGCCTCCGCCGCGTTCGTCTCCGGCACAACCTACCTGCTGTCCGGCCTGTTGCGAGGCCAGGCCGGCACCGAGGCCTTCAACGGCACGCACGCGGCCGGAGACACCTTCGTGCTCCTGCAGGCCAGCGGCATGCTGCGCGTGCCCGGCACGCTGGGCGACGTGGGCGCCACCCGCTACTTCAAGGCCGTGGCCGCAGGCCGCCAGGTGGCCAACGCCACCGCCGTGCCGCTCGTGACGGCCGAGGTGGGCTTGCAGCCCTACGCGCCGGTGGACCTGCGGCTCGACAGCGGCGGCGCTCTCGTGTGGGACCGCCGCACCCGGCTCGAAAGCCGCTTCCTCTTCGGCACGGAGATCGCGCTTGGCGAAGCCGCCGAGGCCTATGACGTGCAGGTGCTCGCCAGCGGCACCGAGGTGGCCTCGGGCACCGTGACCACCGCCTCCTACACCAGCGCCGAGCTCACCGCCGGCCGCACCGTGCGCGTCTGGCAGCGCAGCGCGGCCATCGGCCGCGGCAGCAAGGCAGAAAGAGTCCTATGACCTTCCCCGTCGCCCTTACCAACCCCGCGCAGGCCAACGCGCCCGTGGTCGTGAACGAGAACCTGGGCGCCATCGGCCACCAGGGCGTCTACGCCAAGAACTACGCCACGTGCAGCGGGCTCACCTGGGGATACCACGGCGGGCGCTGGGGCGGCTTCGCGGTGGCCGACGGCACCCTGTCGCTCACCAACGCAGCCACCAATTACGTGGTGGTCAACAAGAGCAGCGGCGCCATCAGCGTCAGCACGTCCACCACCAACTGGAACGACACCACGGTCTACGCCCGTGTCTACAAAATCACCACGGCCGGCAGCGTGGTGACCGCGACGGAAGACCATCGCGCTGGCCCGAGCGGCGTGCACGGCGGCAGCGGGGGCGGCACGTCGTCGAGCGCCAGCAGCCTGGCCTCGGTGCACACGCAGGCCGCGCAGTCGCTGCGATACCTCATGCGCGACGGCACCTGGCGCCCCTTGTCGCTGGGCACCGGCGCAGTGTCGGTGGGCAGCACCTCGAGCATCACCGACGACACCAAGTACAACACCTGGCCCGACGCCTGCCGCCTGCGCAACGGCAAGATCCTGCTCGCCTACGCCAAGGGCGATTCGCACCACGGTGACAACACCGGCAAGGCGGTCGGCAAGATCGGCACGGAAAGCCCCGACGGCACCATCACCTGGGGCGCCGAGTTCACCATCTACGACGACCCAAGCAAGTGGGTCAGCATCTGCGGCGTGTCGTGCGTGTCGACCGGGCGTACCTTCGCGGTGCTGCTCAGAGACGACTGGGCCACCTCCGGCACGGGCGAGGCCGGCATCGTCTACAGCGACGACTACGGCGCCACGTGGACGACGTGGCAAGACCTCGATTCCGTCACCGGCTTCACGCAGGAGGGCTACGGCGCCGGCCCGGTGGTCGAGCTGCCCAACGGCGATTTGCTGCTGACGGTTGAAGGGAGCTACACCGCCGAGGCGTACATCAACCGATCGTCGCGCACGCTCAAGAGCACCGACGGTGGACTCACATGGGGCAGCCCCGTGGTGGTGCGCAACTACGCCACCGACTCCCGGCCGTACTACGAAAGCTGCCTGGTCCTGCTCGACAACGGCGAGCTGCTGTGCGTGCACCGCTGCAGCTCAGGCTCCGGCACGCACTACATCAGCCGCAGCACGGACTATGGCGCCACATGGGGAGCGCCGGCCGCTGCGTTCTCCGGGTATGCCCGGCCCAAGACCATCCAGGCCAGCACCGGCACGCTGTTCGTCATCACGCGCAAGAACAGCAACGACGACGCCATCCTCTACACCAGCACCGATCGCGGCGCCACCTGGTCGGCAGAGACGGTGATCGACAGCGGCACCTACCAGATGGAGTACGGCGCGCCGCTCGAGCTGTTCGACGGCCGCATCCTGTGCCTGATCGGCGACCAGCCCGGCGCGCCGATCACCAATGCGGACATCAAGCAGGTCTACGTCACCGAGACCACCTCCCCGCTGACGCCACCCACGGCGGCCACGCTCCAGGGCGCCGGCCTCGATGTCGATGCGTGCGGCTTCCGGGGTGTGCCGCAGAACAGCCAGAGCGGCAACTACACCTGCGTGGCAGCCGACGCAGGCAAACACATCCTGCACCCGAGCGGTGGCGGCGCCGGCGACACCATCACCATCCCGGCCAACGGTAGCGTGGCCTATGAAGTCGGCACCACGCTCACGTTTGTAAATCGCGACAGCAACTCGGTGTCCATCGCCATCACCACCGACACCATGTACCTGGCCAACTCCACCACCACCGGCACCCGCACGCTGGCGCAGAACGGCGTGGCCACCGCGATCAAGGTCGAGGCCACGGTGTGGATCATCAGCGGCACGGGGTTGAGCTGATATGTCCGGGGCCGTGCAGATGCTCATGGCCGGCGGCGGCGCCGACGCCTACAGCACATGGAACCCGTCCGACAAGGACGCCGACATCTCGCTGTCAGGCGGCAACCTGGTGGCCTCCATCACGGCCGCCGCCGGCTCGTTGCGAGGCACTCGCGGGCGCGACCCGGCGGGCAATTTCTACTTCGAGATCACGGTCGGTGGCGCGACCAACCACCTGGTCGGCGTGGGTTCCACGTCCGCCAGCTTGGCCAACTATCCAGGCGTGGACGCCAATGCGCGGGCCTACTACTCGGTCACAGGCGAGAAGTACACCAGCAACGCGGGCGCCGCCTATGGCGCCACCTACACCGTGGGCGACGTCATTGGCGTGCACATGAACAACGGCGTGCTCACCTTCTACAAGAACGGCAGCAGCCAGGGGTCCGCATACACCGACCTGGTAGGCGCCGCGTCGCTGTTCTACCCGATGTGGGGCCCGGGTACGGCCGGTGCCGGCACGCGCACCGGCACGCTGAATGTCGGGGCCAGTGCGTTTACCGGATCGCTGCCTTCGGGCGCAGCGCCCTGGGGCTGAAAGGAAACCGTGGCCAAAGTCATCCTTACCACGTTGCTCGCGCTGTGCAGCGCCAGTGCCCACGCCGCCTGGGATTGCCTGCCTACCGCCCCCGTGCGCTCGGCCGTCACCCCCGCGGGTGACGCCTGGGCCTGGTGGTGCCCGATCGCCCCGGCCGCCGACGGCACGCCAATGTGGCGGCGCAACACCTTCGTGGTGCTGGCCAAGCACCGCGACCCGGTGCGCTACTTCCAGGCCAGCCTGCGTGTGGTGGCCGCGGCCGACCCCGTGGCGCAGGCCAATGCGGAAATCACGGCCACCATGGTGAAGCCGCCCGCAGGCAGCGTGGACGAATACGAGGTGCAGCGCCTGGCCTGGCTGGCATGCGGCGAGGCCATCAAGGAGCCCTGGCCGGCCGTCTTCGAGCCCGCGCCTGCGTGCGGCACCGCGCCCGCCGCGCCCGTCGCACGGTGGGTGGTCGCCAAGGCGGCGCTCAACGCCAACCCGCCTGGCACGCGCCCAGCGTTCCCCTGGGCCGCCGGCGTGCGCTCCACCGTCAGCAATGGCCGCGCCACGCAAGACACGCCCTGCGACCCGGCCGTCGGCCGCCTCGAGGGCGCCACCGCCTACTTCGGCGTGAACGGCCGCGCCGACCAGGTGGCCGTCTGCACGATGGTGCCGTGAGCACAGCACGCCGCCAGCCGCAGACCACGGCGCCGCTGGCCTACGCCACGCAAGAGCAGATCGCCCAGCTGTTCGAGCCGCGCAGCTGCGCGTCGAGCCCGGCCTACAAGCTCGAGCGCCTGCGAGCCCGGCCCATCACGCGCGAAAGCGTCCTCCAAGACCTTCTTTGCACCCGAAAGCTGCCCACATGAAAGATCAGATCCACGACGTGCTGACCACCCCCTGGGTGGCGGCGGCATTGGGGGCAATCCTCAGCCTGCGGGCCATGCCCGGCGCCGGCATGGGCGAAAAGCTGCTCAACGTCGGCGCCGGCTTTGCCATCGCGGCCTACGCCGGCCCCGCCCTGGTGGAGCACATGGGCTGGGCGAGCCCGCGCCTGGCCGCGCTGGCCATCTTCGGGTGCGGTGCGTCCGGCCTGGTGGTGTTCAACGGCGCCATGGAAGCGCTCAAGCGCACCGACCTGGGCGCCTGGGCGATGCAGTGGCTGCCCAGGAAGAAGGGCGAATGAAGATGCTGCACGACGTAGTCTCCCTCCTCGTCGCCGCGCTCTCGCTGTGGGCCATCATCAGCCCGCGCGTGCCCACCGGCGTGCTCATCACCACGGGCCTGGGGGCCATCTTCGTGGTGGCAGTGTGGTCGATCGACGACGGCTACCACGCCGACGCCGCGCTCGACTTGGTGCTCGGCGCGCTGGCGCTCATCGGCCTGGGCGTGGCGTGGCGCTGCGGCCGGCGCTACCCGCGTGCCATGCGGCGCGTGGACGACTGGAGGCCCTGACATGAGCCTCGAGCTGTACCGCACGCGCCTGTATCACGACTCCGCGCGCCCCGGCGTCGTGCGCGTCGAAGGCGTGCAGTTCCTGCTCCAGCAGTGCCCGCAGATCCCCGGCCTGCCGCACCTGGTGGGCATCGACGTGGCGCCAGAGACAGCCACCTGGATCATCACGCCGCGCTTCGGCGCGCGCCGCGAGATGGAAAACGACGAGATCGCGGCCACCACCAGGTGGCTGCGCGCCGTCGGCAAAGGAGAGATCACGCCATGAGCGGCCTCGACGGCCGCCTGAAGGCCTGCGCCTGCAGCTGGGCCAGTCCGTGGGCAGCCCCGCCGCTGGTGCAGCCAAGCAAGACGCCATGAGAGATGCAATCGCGCTCGTGGGCCTGCTGGCCGAGCCGAACGTCCGTGCGTTCCTGCGCATGGTGCGCGTCGGAGAGGGCACGGCCGACGATGACGGCTACCGGCGCCTGTTCGGGGGTGAGCTGGTCGACGGGTTTGCCGATCACCCGCGCCGCGCTGTCACGCGCACATTTGCCGGGCGGCCGATCACCAGCACCGCCGCCGGCGCGTACCAGTTTCTATCCCGCACCTGGGACGAGTGCGAGCGCGCCCTCGGCCTGGGAGACTTTTCGCCGGCCAATCAGGACATCGCGGCCCTGTATCTTATTGAGCGCCGGCATGCGCTCGAAGACGTGCTGGCCGGGCGCGTCGAGTCGGCTATTGCCAAGTGCAACCGCGAATGGGCCAGCCTGCCGGGCAGCCCATATGGTCAGCCCACTCGGACGATCGCGCAAGCACTGGCCGTCTACACGGCCGCGGGCGGCTCGCAGCTACCCGCCCCTCAACCCACCGCCGATCGGCCGCCAGCGGTCGATCCTGCTCGCCCGCCGGTCGATCCATCGGCATCGAAGGAGTCTTCCGTGAACGCATCGGCCATACCCGCCTTCATCGGCGCCGCCCTCGAATCCCTATTCCCGGTCGTCCCGGCGCTGATCCGCGTATTTGGCGACAGCCCCCAGGCCGAGAAGAACGCCAAGGCCGCAGAGCTGGTGGTCAACGCCGCCAAGCAAGCCACCGGGGCGCGCAACGAGCAGGAACTGATCGAGATGGTCAAAGCCGATCCGGCTGCCGCCCAGGCCGCCAAGGTGGCCATCGAGTCGCGCTGGCTCGAGCTCACCGAGGCCGGCAGCGGCGGCCTCGATGCAGCTCGCAAGGCCGATGCAGCGATCATGTTGGCCGATGGGCCATGGTGGAATTTCCTGCGCAGCCCGAGTTTCTGGGCTCTGCTGCTGCTGGTGCCGCTGGTCTACATGCTGGTCGGCTCGCTCATTGGGCTGTGGGGCACCGCGAGCTGGAGCGATGACGTGCGCGCCGGTCTGGCTGGCTCCATCATCAGCGCGATCATCGGCGGAGCGGTCGGGTACTACTGGGGCCAGACCACGAGCCGCAATCGGGCGGCGGCCAGTTAAGCCCGAAAGTCCCGCACACTTGGCGGAGAGAGAGGGATTCGAACCCTCGTCACGGGGTAACCCGTGAACCGGATTTCGAGGGCGCCATGCGCAGGATGCGCGGCCCGTCCGGCGGCGATCTTTCCTCTGGCGCGCTGTTGCGCGCTGGATGCGCGTCCAGTGCCATGCGCGCTGGTTCTGGCAGATCCTCCCGCACAATTCATCCGCGCTTGCGGCGGCCGATCGTGGCCACGGCTTCGGCCAGCTTGTCCACCGCGAGGTGGGCGTAGCGCTGGGTGCTGCGCGCGTCTCGGTGGCCGAGCACCTGGCCCACGGTGTAGAGGTCCACACCGGCGTTGATCATCTCGCTGGCCGCGCTGTGGCGCAGGTCGTGGAAGTGCACATGCGCCAGGCCCACGCGGTCGCGCGCGCGCATCCACGCCACCTGGACGCTGTGGCGCTGGCCGGTCAGCGGCAGATGACGCAGCAGGTGGCGGATGCGCGGATGGGCCGGCACGGCGCGCGGCTGGCCGTTCTTCGTGTCGTCGAGCATCAGCACGTCGCCCTCCACGCGCACGCGCCACAGTTCGCCCAGGCGCAGCCCGGTGTAGAAGCACACGCGGATGGCCGTCTGCGCCTCCCACAGCGTGCACGCGCGGCAGGCGCGCAGCATGTCGGCGCGGCCGATGTAGGTGCGGCGCTCGTTGCGCACGCTGGGCAACTGCATGCGGCCCGTGGGGTCGTGCTCGGTGAGGCCGTGCTTCTTCCAGGCCCATCGGCACGCGGCCTTGAGCAGGCCGATGCGCTGGCGCAGGGTGGCGGGGGCAACGGTGGTGCCCGCGCGCGCGCCCGCCGGGTTGTCGACGATGGCTCGGGCAACGGCGGCCAGCTCGCTCATGGGGCGGCCGGCGTAGGCCCAGGCGATGGCGGCCAGGTGCTGCGCGGCGGCCTTGTAGCTCTTGAGGCCCCGCTTGTCGTGCAGGTAGTGCACGACGGCCTGGTCGATCAGGGGCTCGGGCCCTTGCTCGATGCCAGACGCAACGGCGTAGAGCCGGCCGGACTCGGCGCGATCGTAGGCGTCAGCCTGGGCTTGACTCCAGCCGCGCGGAAGTAGGCGGCTATGCCGGTGGCGGCGACCTTGAAGGACGCGGTCGAATTCGTAGCGCCAGCGCTTGTTTCTCTGGTCCCAGCGGATCGGCATGTCGATCGGTACGCCTCCACGTCGGCGGGGTCGAAGCGTACCGCACGCCGGCCGCGGCCGAGCTGGTAGCGCGGCAGGCGATCGTGGGGGATGTCGTGCACGGTGCGCGGCGAGAGGCCGAGCAGGGCGGCGACTTGGGCGGCGGTGAGCATCGGTCAGGCCGGCATATCCAACGGGCTCGCCACGCCGGCCGCGCCAGTGCGGGCCACGTGCGTGTAGATCATCGTCGTGCTGACGTCTGAATGGCCGAGAAGCGTCTGAATCGTGCGGATGTCCTGCCCGCGCTCGAGCAGGTGCGTCGCAAAGCTGTGGCGCAGCGTGTGCATGGTGCAGCGCTGTGTGATGCCCGCGCGCGCCACGGCGCCGGCCAGCGTGCGGCTGAGCGTCTTCTGGTGCAGGTGGTGCCGGCGGATGGCGCCGGTGCGTGGGCATGTGCTGTAGTCGGCCGCGGCGAAGACCCACTGCCAGCGCCACTCGCGCGCTGCGTTCGGATACTTCGTGGCCAGGGCGTGCGGCAGCTCGACGTCGACCATGCCACGCCCCATATCGACGTGGTGCATGGCCAGGCGCTTGGCGAGCTGGCGCTGCAGGCCGGCCTCCAGGCTGCGCGGCAGCATGGTGGTGCGGTCCTTGTTGCCCTTGCCGCTGCGGATGGTGATGCAGCGGCGCTCGAAGTCAATGTCCTGCACGCGCAGGTGCATCACATCGGCGATGCGCATGCCGGTGCCGTAGACCAGCGCGATCGCCAGGCCGGCGCTGTTGCGCGGCAGCGCGGCCAGCACGCGCGCCACCTCGCCCTGGCTCAGCACCGTGGGCAAGTGCGCGGGCTGCCGAGCGCGCACGATGTCGTCCATCCACGGCAGCTGCATATTGAGCACCTGACGGTAGAGGAACAGCATCGCCGCGAGCGCCTGGCGCTGCGTGCTCGCGGCCACGTCGCGCTCGGTGGCTAAGTGCGTGAGCCATGCCTGCACCCGATCGCCACCGAGCGTGGCCGGGTGCTTCATGCCGGCCCAGCGCACGAATTGCCTATACCAGCCGACGTAACTCCGCTCGGTCGCCAGGCTGTAATGCCGCACGCGGCAGGCCTGGCGGATCTGCTCTTCGAGCTTCGGCGCTGGGGTGTTAGCAGACATGGGTGGTGTTAGCGGACAGGGGTGTCTGCGAATTAACGGTTAGCCGTCAACAAGTCACCCTGTGCCAGCCTTGCAGCGATGGCCTGGCACTGTGACTCGCGCTTCTCAATCAAGATCGCCCGGCGCCCGGTCTTGCGCGCGACGGCGCCCGTAGTGCCGCTGCCTGCGAAGCAGTCCACCACCAGCCCGCCTGGCGGCACGCTGTACTGCACCAGCGGCGCCACGATGTCCTCGGGCTTCTGTGTCTCGTTCACCGCGTAGCCGTGGCAGCTCGCCGCGAAGATCACCGAAGTCATGATCCGCTGCCCTTCAATCGTGGCGTCAGCGCCAACCGTTCCAAGGTGCGGCGTCTTCCCGCGCCGGATGCGCTGCTTCCGCTGCTCCTCGCCATGCCTCGGCACCTCGCGGTGCAGCGCATTCCAATCGCCACGGTAGAAGTGCAGCGCGAACTCATGCACGCGCCGGAAGCGGTCATCGTGGAAACTGCTGCCGTTGTGCTTCTCCCACACGATGTCCTGCGCCAGCTTCCAGTCGGCCAGGTCGCCGCGCTTGTCCAAGAACATGCGCATGCTGCCAAAGCACCACATCTGCGGCGCCACCAGCGCAGCCACAGCCGGCCACCCGTCCGGCCACTTGTCCCAGTCCAGCGAGGTTTCGCCGTAAGGCGGGTCCGTCACCACAGCGTCAGCCTTGGGCAGCAGCGGCAGCAGTGCCAGCGCGTCACCGTGGTACAGAGTCACCGCCCCGTCTTCGTAGTAAGGCCGTGGCAGGGCACCAAGTTGCCGGCTAACACTTCGCTCAACCTGACCCGCCACAGCGGTCCTATGGCTGGCGTCGGTCGGCTCGTCCTGGGTTGCTTCTGTGGTCATCGCGCTGTGTCGGTCAGGTTAGCTCGGGCGTTGGGCGTCACAGTTGGAGCGTATAGACGCCGACGATCCCGGCTTTGCGGGCATGGGTAATCAACGTCTGCGCAATGTCCATGGCCTGTTCTGGCGTGAAGCCAATCCAGGCAGTCGGGCTGGCGAACTGCATCACGACCTTGCCATTTTCATGGCCGACCATCACGGCCATTGCGCCTTCGTCGTTCGGGTTCAGGCGGCCGTCAGGGAACTCACCCTGCAATGTGCGCTGCAAATCCTTCAGCGGGTCGCCGCTCGATTTGCGGTCCTCTTGAAACAGCTTGCGGAGAATGTCGTTTCCTTCAAACGGGTTGCGTCCATGGTGGCTCATTGTCTTCTTCCTTTCCGGGCGGTTACGCCCAACAAATCATTCAACCCGGACTGGCCGAAAAGCCGGCCAGCCGGTTAATTCAAGCGTTGTGTGACTCGCGGTACATTGCGACGAAGCGGCCCCATGGTTCAATGGATAGCACAGCCCCCTCCTAAGGGGCAGATGCAGGTTCGATTCCTGCTGGGGCCACCAGCCGCGCTGCAATCCAGTCATTCAACTGGTTTTCTGGCCACATCACGGCCCGGCCGAACTTCACGCATCGAGGAAATCTCCCCAGTTGCATGTGTTCGTAGATCGCCGAGCGCTTCAGGCCTACGCGGTCAATCACTTCCGGCAGGCGCAGCAGGCGCTGCGTGTTGGCATCCCGCGTGCCGTACTGCATACGCCGCGCGTTCTGCGGCTTGTCGGCAACAACCAGTCTGTCCGCAAGCGCCTCAACGTGCGCGCGAACCGCATCGAAGGGCAGCGGAGCACATTTCCGCTCGCCGGCCATCGAGGCGTTGTACTTCGGCTGCAAATGGTGGATAAACATGCTTTCAAGGGTGTCCAGTTCGCCCACGTCGCAGTGGCGAATCCAGGCATCATCAAATTGCTTTTCGCCAGCCTGAATGTGGTTTGCAATGCGGCTTCGTGGCGTTGTCGACTGGCCGACATACACCACAGTGCCAGCGCTCACCAGAAAGTACACGCCGGCGTCGTGCTCGGTTACAGGCGCGTGGCGCAGGCCTCCTAGGTGTCGGAGTTGGCTTGGTACAGGCTTGCTTCGCTTCATGTTCCTCTCCAAAGTCACACAACTGGCGGTTCCAGCGGACCGCCTGCGGCGGCCCGCTGAACCTTGACGTTCGGCGGCGGTGTTCATGTTGCGTGAATGTCAATGGCGCTGGCCAAGCGCTGCAGGTAGCCGATCAGTTCGCGCGTGTGGTCGCGCGACAAGCGAAGCGGGGGTTGGCCAGGCACCTCGATCAGCAAGGCGCCGCTGTGGAAAAGCGCGCAGTCGAGCGCCGGGTCGGTGGCGCTCGCGGCACCCGGCACCGCAGTGGGCGTTGGGCGCACGACGCGGTTCGCGGGCGGTGCTTTCCATTCGACGGCCGCGGCAGCGGGCATCGCCGCGGCGATCGGCCGGCGCTTGACCTTGGCCTTGCGTCGCGCGGCTGGGGCGCTCTCCTTCGCTTCTTCGGCCTCTGCAATACCGGCCAAGTCGAACACGCTGGTCACGCGGTGCTGGGCGCCGGCGGCGGGCACGCTGTAGAGGTGTTTGCGTGGGGTGGACATGTCGACCAGGATCTCGCCGGAGCGGATGGCTGATCCAACCAACGCCGTCGTGTCGCTGGCTTCGATGCCGATCGCCGCGGCCAGCTCGGCCCCGGTGAGTGCGCTGCCGGGCGGCAGCGTGCTCAGGTGGTCGATCGCACGTCGTGCGGCGGAACCCGCCCGGGTGATGGTCATGGCGCTGCTCCAGTGGTGGTGCGCAGCCTGTCCATCAGCGCGTCGATGCGGTGCTCGAGCGCGCCCAGGCTGCTGTTGTTCTCGATCACGTGGTCGGCTTCCAGAGCCGACGTGTGCTGCTCGCTCTCGTGCGCTCGCACGTCGGCCACGCTGTCGCGCTCCACGCGCACCAGCACGCCGCCCGCGGCCTTGAGCCACGCCGCTTCGTTCGGGAAGCGCACGTCGCACAGCACCACGTTGTCGCCGGCGTCCAGCCGCTGGTTGGTGCGGTACTCGCCGATGCGCAGCCACAGGTCGGCGCGCAGCGAACGGCCCCACTCTGTGCCGAGCGTCTGCGCCAACGCTCGGTAGCTCAGGCCGAGCACGGGCGCGGGCAGTTCCTTCAGGTCGCGCTCGCACAGCCAGGCGCCGTCCACGTCGACGTGCTGCAGCAGCACGCCGAGCATGTCGCAGATGGGGTCGGCAAAGCCGATCGGCGCGAAGGCGTACTGCGCCTCCAGGTGGGCGGCCACGGTGTCCTTGCCTGCGCCGGCGCGGCCAGTGAGGCCGAGCAGCAGGGGCGGGGTGGGCGCGCTCATGCCGCCAGCTCCCGCCGCTCGCCGCGCCCGGCCACCGGCTGGTGCTCGATCTGGTCGACGCCCAACAACCTCACATGCGGGTGCGCGCCCAGCACCACCTGCAGCCCATCGGCGTGCACGGTCACGCGGACGCCGCTCCTCAGATGGTGCGCCGCGTTCGCCGCCGCGATCTGCGCGGCCGGGCCTTTGCCGTAGTGGCGGCGCACCTCAATGCCGTGCATGCCGTCAGGCCCGTGCAAGTCGAGCTCCAGCCAGGCCATGCCGTCGGGCGACGTGCGTGCCTCGGCGCGCTGCGTCAGGTAGCCGGTGATGCGCACGTTGCTCATGCCGTCCACCCCAGCCAGCCGATCAGGCCCACGGCCACGGCCGCGATGATCCAGCGCGCCGCCGCCACCAGGCGGTCGAGAGCGCTGTTGATGTAGTCGATCGCCTCGGCGTCGCGCTGCGCCATCTCGAGCTTCAACTCTTCGTCGTCGAGCCACTCGGCCGGCGGCGCGGGGGGCTCGCTCGTGCCGCCGCTCAGCATGGCCGCCTGCAGACGCTCGGCGTCGCGGCTGAGCACGGGGCGAGGTGTGCCCCACGCCAGCGTGCGCGGCGTCAGCGGCGGCTCGCCGTGGCGCACGCCCACCAGCACCTTGCCGGTGTCCAGCACCGGCCGGCCACTGGGCAGGATGATGATCTGCGCGCTCATGCGAACACCCGCGACGCGATGAACGCCAGGCCGAGCATGGCCGCGCCCACCAGCGCGCCGATCACCAGCGTGGCGGCCCAGCGCAGCGGGGTGATTTCGTACCAGTGGCGGCCGTGCAGCGGGATCACGGCGCGGCGGTGGCGGGGGATGCGGGGTGCTGTGCTGCTCATGGGCGAAAGCCTCCTGACAGGCCGATGAAGACGACGGCGGCGCTGCCCGCGCCGATGAGGGCCGCGAGCAGGGCGCCGCGGATGCGGCCTCGGCCGCGCTGTGGAAGAGGGCGCGCGTGCTGTGCGTCGCGCGTGTGGCCGCGCACGTAGTGGCGCGGGTGCAGGTGGCCGGCGAAGCGCACGCGGCTCATGCGTGGGCCGCCTTGGCAATCGCGCGCTCGATGGCCGGCTTGGGCGCGTTGCGCATCCGGCGCAGCAGCTGGCGCTGCGAGCGCGTCAGCATGCGAATGCCGTGCGTGTCGGGTGGGTTCGACGCCAGCAGCAGCGCAGCCAGGTGGCGCACCGGGCGCAGGTGCGTCGCGGGCTCTACGCCGCGGCGGCTCACAGCGCGGCCTCCGCAGCGGCCGTGGCCGCTTCGATCAGCGCGGCGCGATCGGCCAGGCTGAGGTCTTCGACGGCAATTTCACGGGCTTCGCCGATGGGGATGGCGGGCGGCTTGCCTCGGCCTGACACCAGCGCGCGCAGTGCCGCCTCGGCGGCGATGCGCTCGGCCAGCTGCCAGGGGGCCAGCGGCGCGAAGGGCCAGAGGCTGCGGGGGTCAGGCCGCGCGGCGGGCGCTGCGGCTGGGGTGGGTGTGAAGGCTTGCATGTGCGCTCCGTCGATGTGACGGGCGCACTGTAAGTTCTCTTAACTCACCATGTCAAGCGGGCTTACAGACGTTTTGACAGAAAGTGCTCATTTCTGTCGCGGCTCGGCCTCTGCGCGGCTCAGGCGTTCGAGCAGCTCATTGGTGCGCCGCTGCTGGGCGATCGCCTCTCTCAGCAGGCCCTTGACGCCAAACACGGCAAAGGGCAGCGCCACCCACAGCACGATCAGCAGCAACGCCAGCAGGTAGACGATGCTGATCACTCCGGCCAGTCCTTCCATGGTCTCACTCCTCGCTCGTTGATGGGTCGTTGGGGTGCAGTATGGCTCGCAGCACGCGCTCGGCGGTGCGCTGGGTCTGGTCGTCTGCCGTTGCCGCTTCCTGCGCCAGCATGAGCAGCGAGGCGGCGGCAGCGATGTACTTGCTTCGCACAGGGCCCTCGCCCGTCAGTAACCACCGCAGTTCGCAACATGTGGCGTCAGCGAAACGCTGCAGCAGGCCGGCCTTGATGTTCTCGGCTTCCGTCACGGCCGATGCCCACTGGCTGAGCGCGGCGTGGCTGCAGCCCACCGTCTCCGCCAGGGCGGTCATGGTCTTTCCCGAGTTCTCCATGGCCCACGCAATCCGCTGGGCTGCGGTCAGGGGTGTCTTGTCCGACATGCGGTTATCGTGCCCACCGGTTTGTAAGGCTACTTGCGCGAGGATCGTAATTGCGCTTACAGTCGCCGCATGCTTCGTGCCGTCCATCCCGACTCCACCCTACTCGACCGCATCGGGACCACGTCAGAGATCGCCCACCTGCTGCGCGTGACGCCGCAGGCCGTCAGCCAGTGGCGGCGTGACGGGGTGCCAGACGCGCGCAGGCAGGTGCTCGAGCTTCGGTGGCCGCACGTGTTTGCGCAGGCCGCCGCATCTGAATCTGGAGCCGAGGAAGCCCGCGATGCAGCGTGAAACCACGCCGCCCGCGCGCCGCCCGTCATGCGCCCTCAGTGACTGGTTCGTCCCCGGTCGGGTGGTGTTTCGATGTGCGCCAGTGTCGCTGCCAGCTGATCGCGCAGCGCTTTTGCCATCTCTAGCGGCAAGCGCAGGCGTGGTCGTGTTTTCGTCTGGTTGGTCGCGGGGTCGAGCAGCGTGACGAGCAGCATGTCGACTGCCGGAACCCGACCGCGTGGGGTGTGCAGCTCGATGCTCTGCACCTCCGTCTCTATGACCAGTTCGATGCGTTCCATGGGCGCCCTCCTCGGGCTTGCTGGTGTCGGAGCCGCAAGCGTAACCAAGGCAGGGCGCTCGCCCAAATGCGCTGGCTGGGGGCGAGATGCCGCCTGACTCCGCCCGCCAGCCCTTTTTTTCACCCGCGCCAGATCGCGCGGCACACATCGCCCGCGCCGCAGTGTGGGTTTCCAGCGAGCCTTTGTCTGTGCGATTGCAAACATTGACCATGATGTGCCCAAAGGTAGGCGCCGGCCCAGGAGATGCACACACCCTTTCGGGGGTGTCGGGCGTCCAAGCGTGGGGGGTGCGTGCGCGATGACCCGCCCGCACATGACGCGCGATGAGTGGCTCCAGTCGCTGCGGGAGCGCATCGAGCCCGTGGGCCAGTGCCTCGAATGGTCCGGCCACATGATGGGCAAGACGCCGCGCGTGTATTGCCCTCGCGGCTACCTCTACCCTGGCAGCCTGCAGGCCAGCCACACGGTGCGCACGGCGCTGTGGTGCCTCAAGCACGAGTGCCGGCCGCCGGCCCAGCAGATCCTGCGCACGAGCTGCCGCAACGCGCGCTGCGTGCACGAGGGCCACTGGCTGGTGCTCGACCGCTCCGGCCAGTCGCGCGAGCAGTCGCGGCGCAACGAGCTGCAGACCGTGAAGGCGCTGACGGCCAAGATGCGCAGCGCGCGCGGGCGCGCCAAGCTCACGCCGGCCGACGTGGCGGCCATCAAGGCGTCCAGCTTGCCCTCGCGCGCGGAGTGCCGGGTTTACGGCGTCAGCATGGCCACCGTCAACGCCATCCGGGCCGGGCGCCTCTGGCGCTCCACGGCCCCGGGCTCGTCGGTGTTCTCGCAGCAGCCGCCGCGCGTGCGCGCCGAGGCGTCGTCATGAGGCCGCGCGGCGAGGTGCGCGAGGCGCTGGCCCAGGCGTCCGTCAGCCTGGGGCGCGAAGGTTTCACGTGGAGAGATGCGGCCATCCACGCCGGCGTGGGCTTCGACTGCGCTCGCATGACGCTGGAGAACATGGCGCGCGCCGGCCAGGTGCAGCGCGACGGCCTGGTGCGCGTGCCGGGCGTGGCGCGGCCCATGGTGAAGTACGTGCCGCGACAGGCCGAGGAGGGCGCCGGCGCCCACTCGCTCGCGGCGGTGGTGCACGGCTGGGCTGATTTCACTTAAGGGCGCGGTTATGCAGATCGCTGTTGCGGCGCGAGCCGCGGTGCAGGCTTCACCCCTTCGGGCGGCCAGGTGACGGGCCGCGCCGCGCCGATCGACTACGCCGGCCTGGCCGCCGCGCTGCTCGACCGGGCGCACCTGCTGGTGCCGTCGTGGCTGCCGGGAGGTGTGCAGCGCGGGCATGAGTGGGTGTGCGGTGACCTGAGCGGCGCCGAGGGCGACAGCTGCAGCGTCAACCTGGCGACGGGCAAGTGGGCCGATTTTAGCGGTGACGAGTCGGGCGGCGACCTGACCTCGCTGTACGCGGCCATCCACGGCATGGGCCAGGCCGATGCGGCCCGCGAGCTGATGGAGCACCTGGGTTGGGCCACGCAGGCGCCCAGCGCGGCGCCGCGCCCGGCCCCTGCGCGCGAAGACCGTGCGCAATCCATGGCGCAGGCGCTGCAGGCCGAGCCGTCCGGGGGCGCGAAGGAAGAGGCCGACTCCCCGGCGCGGCGCGCCAGCCGCTGGCGGCCGATCGTCCCGGTGCCGGGCTTTGCCCCGGCGCCACGCTTTCGTTGGCGCTTTCACGACCGGCCGGCCGACGTCTGGCGCGAGCTCGATGCCGTGCGCACCTGGGAGTACGCCTTCGAGGGCCAGCGCTACGGCTACGTGGCACGGTTCGAGCGCGTCAACTCCAAGGGCGAGCTGGTCAAGGACACGTTGCCGCTCACCTGGTGCCAGGACACGCACGACGATCGCGGCGCCTGCCAGTGGCAGTGGAAGACGTGGGAGGTGCCTCGGCCGCTGTACGTGCCCGCCACGCTGCTGAGCGGCGACTTGTCGCTTCCCGTGGTGGTGGTGGAGGGCGAGAAGTGCGCCCAGGCCGGGCACGAGCTGCTCGGCCACGAGTTCGATTTCGTGTCCTGGCCAGGCGGTGCCAAGGCGGTGCAGCACGCCGCCTGGTCTTGGCTGATGGGCCGCACGGTCTACCTCTGGCCCGACGCCGATGCCAAGCACGAGCGCTTGACCCGCGACGAGAAGGCCGCTGGCGTGGACCCGTCCACCAAGCCGCTCATGCCCCTGCAGCGGCAGCCGGGCTTCCGTGCCATGCAGGACGTGGGCTCGCTGTTGCTGGCCGACCACGGCTGCACCGTCTTCATGCTGCACATGCTCGCGCCGGGCGAGCGCGCGGACGGCTGGGACATTGCCGACGCGGTGGCCGAGGGCTGGGACGCCGCGGCCGTGCGCGACTACATTCGCGCCGCCGCGGCCTTCGTCGCCCCTGACGATGCCGCCCGGGCGAAGGCCGCGACGCCGGCCACCGAATGGCAATCTACCCCTTCAAGTGCTGGCGCGGGCAAGGGGGAAGGGCTGCTCTCGTGGCGCGACAAGCTGATCCAGTCGGCCAACGGCGCGCTGCGCCCGGTGCGAGAGAACGCGGTGCTCGCCCTGGACGGGATGGAACTGCCCGACGGCGAGTGGCTGCCCGGTGTGCCCGAGGCGTGCGGCCTGGTGGCGTTCAACGAGTTCACCAACGACGTCGTCAAGCGCGGCGCCACGCCCTGGGGCACGGCCGAGGGGGTTTGGGAGGAGACCGACGAGCTCGAGATGGGCAACTGGCTCACCCGCACGCACTGGCTGCCCAGCATGCCGCGCGGCACGCTCGAGGAGGCCGTGGCCATGGTGGCCAAGCGGCACCGATACCACCCGGCGCGCGAGCTGTTCACCGGCCTGCGCGGGCGCTGGGACGGCCAGAAGCGCCTGGGCACATGGCTGCGGCGCGCCTGCCTGGTCGAAGACGAATGGAACGATGCCGACCCGCTGCAGCAGTACCTGGCTCGCGTGGGCACCTGGCTGGTGATGGCGATCTGCGCGCGGGTACTCAACCCGGGCTGCAAGTTCGACTACATGGTGATCCTGGAAGGCCCGCAGGGCCACGGCAAGAGCACGTTGGCGCGCACGCTCGGCTGGGACTGGTTCGCCGACACCGGCCTGGTGCTCGGCGACAAGGACAGCTACCAGAACCTGCAGGGCATCCTGGTCTACGAATGGGGCGAGCTCGACGCGCTCACCAAGGCCGAGGTCACCAAGGTCAAGCAGTTCGTCAGCTCCATGAAAGACCGCTTCCGCGCCAGCTTCGATCGCCGCGCGAAGGACTATCCGCGCCAGGTGGTCTTCATCGGCACCACCAACGAGGGCCACTACCTGGTCGACGGCACGGGCAACCGCCGCATGTGGCCGGTTCCGATCACCCGCCGCATCGACCTGGAGTGGGTGCTCCAGTGGCGCGAGCAGCTGTTCGCCGAGGCCATGCACTACCTCGACGCCGGCGAGCGCTTCCACCCCACGGCGCGCGAGGAGCGCGAACTCTTCGTGCCGCAGCAGCAGGCCCGCATGATCGACAACGCGATCCAGACCGCCGTGCTGCGCTTCCTCTACGACGAGCATCAGCGCGTGAGCGCCACGGGCGAGAACGGCGCACTGATCCAGGAGATCACGGTCTCCGACCTGCTCACCAAACTGGGCATCAGCGTGGACAAGCAGACGCACGTCATCGTGCGCCAGGCCACCGCCGCACTCGACCATGCGGGGTGGACGCGCGGTCGCTCATCGCGCGGCGATCGGCCACGCATCTTCAAGCGCCCTCCGGGCCGAGCGGGTGAAGTTCCCGGCGGCAGCGGAGATCCCAAGGACGGCCACGACGCGGGCCAGTCCAGCGAGGACGGCAATGACTGCCCGTTCTGACCAGCGAGCGCGCGGCGGCGCGGAAAAGGTCGGGGCAGTGCCGGGGCCTGCCATGTAGCGCCCTGCGACCCGGCGCGCCGGGAGCCTGGATGTCCACGTGTCCACGTGGTTGCAGTGAGTCCTGAGCGGGCTTTGAAGCCTGGCCAGTGACGGTGTGGCGCAGCCATGCCCTGCGATGTCCAGGCGTCCATGCCAAGGCGCGGCCGGGCGGGGGCGGGCGGGCGCGTGTGCGCTCGCGCGCGACGGGTGTTTGTGTCTCATGACTCAATGGAAAGGTAGTGGACAGATGGACAAGAAGGCAAACCGGTGGGCCTGGCTGCCGCAGATGATGCCCGGCGTGGCGCGCCGCCTGGCCGAGCTGCGCGTCGAGCGCGGCGCCGACTTCGTGGCGCAGTGCTGGCAGCGCGGTGTGATCGACCGCGAGCCCGACTGGTTCTTCGCCCGCGAAGGCGCCATCGCCATCGGCACCCCGCCCACCGACCCGGCCGTGCTGGCCGTCTGCGGCTGGCAGGTCACGCCCACGCAGGCGCTGGTGATGGTGCGCAAGGAAGAGGTCGGCCATGGCGCGTGACGAACTGATCGACCTGCGGCTCAAGCGCTGGGCCGAGTACCGCAATCAGCAGCTGCGGGGCGGCCTGGGCTATGCCCGCCCCAACACCGAGTCACCGCGCGTCGACGGCGAGGGCTGGGATGCTGTGCTGCCCATACCGAGTGACCAGGCCGAGATCGACGAAACCGACAAGGCGGTCAGGGCGTTGCCTTCCGAGCTGCGTGCCACGATCGAGGCTGTCTACGTCGGTCAGCGCAGCTACCGGGAGATCGCGGCGCGCCTGTGCGTGGCCGAGCCGACGGTGCATGCGCGCGTGGCAACGGTACACCGCAGGCTACGCCAGTGGTTCAGCGAGTGGGCCGACGAGCGGGCACGCCGCCGCGCACGCGATGAAGCCATCCAGGCGTCCGTCCGTCCGGCGCCTGATGCCGGGAGTTTTACGGAATAGAGGAAAGTGCTATATTTCAGGCAAGCTGGACCTCGCCGTGACCGGATGAAGTTCAGCGCCACGCCCGCCTGGTTCGAGAGCCACGCGGGCGTTGTCATTGGAGCCCCATGCCGCTAGCCGCGCCCAAGCCCTGCAGTGTGTGCAGCGCGCTGGTGAGGGACGGCAGCAGCCGCTGCCAGGCGCACAAGCTGCTGGCCACCAACCGCTTCGGCGACAAGGCGCGCGGCTCCCGACATGCGCGGGGCTACGGCACGGCCTGGGACAAGCTGCGCCTGTTCGTGCTGGCCCGCGATTGCGGCATCTGCCAGCCCTGCCAGGCGATCGGCGTGCTGCACGAAGGCACGCACGTCGACCACAAGGTCAACAAGGCCGAGTGGAAACGTCTGCACGGCAGCCTGGCCGGCGTCGACGACCCGGACAACCTGCAGGCGATCAACGTCGACTGCCACCAGGCCAAGACGGCGCGCGAAGCGGCAAAAGGGAGGGGGGGGTCAAATGTCTGACCCCCTCCGCCCCGGAC